TGCGCCGCCTGCTCACGCTGGCGCCCTGCGTGCTGGTGAGCTTCAGCGGCGGCCAGGTGCCGCGCCGTGGCGCGACGACGGCCACCATCGACGGCCAGTGGGTGGTCTACGCCGTCACGTCGCACCCCAGCGGCGAGCAGGCCCGCCGTCGTGGCAATGCGCAGGCCATCGGCGCCTACGAGATCGTCTCGCGCCTGGTGGTGCCACTGCTGCACGGCCACCGCGTGCCCGATGTCGGCACGATGGAGTTGACCGGCGTGCAAGACCTTTTCACCGGCTCAGTGGAGCGCCAAGGCCTGGCTGTCTACGGCTGCAGCTTCGTGCTGCCCATGTCATTCGAGATCGAGGCCGACGCGACGCTCGACGACTTCGCCACTTTCTTCGGCCAGGTCGACATCCCGCCCCACGCCAGCAGCGCCACGCACGCGCAGTGGCTGCAAGGCAACTACGCCAACGGCAACCCTGATTCGCAGGTCGCCGTGTCCCTTCCCACTTCCTGAGCTGTAGCAATGCCTGAAGACACCGTCCGCCTTCTCCCCGCCCGGCCCGAGGTGACCGTGCGAGACCCCATCACGCGCGAGCCGCTGCCGTCCAACGGCGCGGCCAAGCCGCTCAACACGTACTGGAGCCGCCGCCTGGTCGACGGTGACGTGATGGTGGAGCCCGGCCTGCCCGGCCCCACGACCGACAACGACGACTGACCCGGAGCCACACCATGACCATCAGCTTCAACACCATCCCTCTCAACATCCGCACGCCCGGCCAGTACATCGAGTTCGACAACTCGCGTGCGCTGCAAGGCCTGCCGGTGGCGCAGCACAAGATCCTCGTCATCGGCCAGCGCCTCGCTGCCGGCGCGGTGGCGGCCGGCGTGCCCACGCGCATCCTCAGCGCGGCCCAGGCCGAGGCGTCCTTCGGCCGGGGCTCCATGCTGGCCACCATGCTCGCTGCGTTGAAGGCGGCCAACAGCTACACCGAGTGCTGGGCCGTCGCGGTCGACGACAACGGCGCTGGCGTGTCGGCCACGGGCACTGTGACGCTTTCCGGTGGCCCCACCGAGGCGGGCACGCTCAACGCTTACATCGCCGGCCAGCTCGTGCAGATCGCGGTCGCCAGCGCGGCCACCACCGCCAGCCTGGCCACGGCCCTGGCAGCCGCCGTCAATGCGGACACCACGCTGCCGGTCACTGCGGCCGCAGCAGGCTCGGTGGTGACGTTGACGGCCCGCCACAAGGGCGAGGTGGGCAACTCGCTGGACGTGCGGCTCAACTACTACAGCGGCGAGCGCACGCCCAAGGGCCTGGGCGTGGCCGTGGCGGCCATGAGCGGCGGCACCGGCAACCCGGACGTGCAGGCCACCATCACCGCCATCGGCGATGAGCAGTACCACACGGTTGCCCGCCCCTTTGTGGACGCGTCCAACCTCGGCAAGATCGAGACGCTGCTGGCAAACCGCTGGGGCCCGATGGTGCAGAAGGAAGGCCACGCCTTCACGGCCGTGGCCGGCACGCTGGCGGCCAGCAGCACGCTGGGCAACACGCGCAACAGCCCGCACCAGTCGATCCTCGGCGCCGGCAAGAGCCCGTCGCCCACCTACGTGTGGGCCGCTGTGGCGGCGGCCGTGGACGCCTACGAGCCCGACCCCGCCCGGCCGCGCCAGACGCTGGTGCTGCCCGGCGTGCTCCCGCCGGCCATTGGCGACCGCTGGACGCGCGACGAGCGCAACCTGGCGCTGTTCGACGGCATCAGCACCACGCTCGTCGACGCGGGCGGCCAGGTGCTCATCGAGCGCCTGATCACCACCTACCAGACGAACGCCTTCGGTGTGGATGACCCGTCGTACCTCGACATCGAGACGATGCGCACGCTGGCCTACCTGCGCTTCACGGTGCGCGCGCGCATCGCCACCAAGTTCCCGCGCCACAAGCTGGCCAACGACGGCACGCAGTTCGGCGCCGGCCAGGCCGTGGTGACGCCCAACATCATCCGCGCCGAGCTGGTGACGCTGTTCATGGACTGGATGGACGCCGGTCTGGCCGAAGACCTGGAGCAGTTCAAGCGCGACCTCCTCGTGCAGCGCAGCGGCACCGACCCCAACCGCGTCGACGCCGTCATCCCGCCCAACGTGATCAACCAGTTCCGCGTGTTCGCGGCGCAGGTTCAGTTCCGCCTCTAGGCGCCCCTTTTTCGCCGAGGCGAAAGGACATCAAACCCAATGCAAACGACGATTCGAAACGATGACGCCGAGGGCTCCACCAAGAGTCTGTCGGTAGTGGTGGTGACGGTGGGAGACCTCGCAAACAGGGAGGTGCGCCACCTGCTCAAGCCTGGTGAGTCGGTGACCGTGCAGGTCGAAGGCGGCCAGTTCGTGATGGTGGACGAGAAGGAAGACTGACATGCCGATGGTTCACTCCCGGGCCTACATCAAGGTCAATGGCGCGCTGCTGGAAACGCTGCCCGGCCCCAAGCTCAAGCTGGGCGGCAGCATGCGCACGCCCGTGGTCGGCAACAAGGTCATCGGCTACACCGAGCAGACCGAGCCGGCCGAGCTGGAGTGCGAGGTGGCCCTGACACAGGGCATGAGCCTCGCCCAGCTGAAGGACATCACCGACGCGACGCTTACCTACGAGGCCGACACCGGCCAGACGTATGTGGTGCGCAATGCGTTCGTGACCGCGTCCATCGACCTCACTGCCTCCGAGGGCAAGGTCGCACTGAAGTTCGCCGGTGACCCGGCCGAGGAGATGGGCGTATGAGCGCAGATGACAGCAAGCAACAAGTGAAGCAGGAAGAGACCTGCCGGCTGATCGTGCCCGTCGACCTGAAGAACAAGGCGGGGGAGGTGGTCGAGCGCCTGACCGAGCTGACCTTCAAGCGCCTCAAGGGCGCCGACATGCGCAGGGTTCTCAACGCCAAAGACAAGGGCACCGGCGAAATGATGGCGGCCCTGGTGTGCGCCAGCGCCGGCATCCCGCCCTCGACGTTCGACCAACTCGACGGCGCAGATGTCATCAAGGCCGGGGATGTGGCCTCCGATTTTTTCGGGATAACCCAGCCGGGGTGATCGAGATGATGGCCGAGCTGGCCTTCGTCTTTCACTGGCCGCCGAGTGAGCTGGGCGCCATGACGGTGGATGAGATCGAGGCCTGGCACGACCAGGCCTTGCACCTGCTCAAGAAGCTCCGCGAGAACCGCTGAACCATGTTGAAGCTCCAGTTCACCATCGACGCTGTCGACAGGGCCACCGCCAAACTCACGGCCATCAACCGTGTTGTCGAGCGCGCCGCCGCGCCGTATCGCCGGCTGCGTGCGTCGATCAACAGCGTGGCGGCGGCCGGTGGCCTGGACCGACTCGGCGCTGCCGTGGGCGGCGTTCACGAGCGCTTCGAAGGGTTGGGCGTTCGGGGTGCACTGGCCATCGGAGGTATTGCCGCCGGGCTTGTGATGACCATTCGCCGTGTCGACGAGCTGAGCGACACCGCCAAGAAGCTGGGTATCCCCATCGAGACGCTGCAGCGCATGGGCTACGCAGCGCAGATGAGCGGAGCCAGTGGCGAGCGCATGGGCGAGGCGCTGCAGTTCCTGTCGCAGAACATGGCCGAGGCGCTCAGCGGCAGCAAGGAGGCGCAGGTCTCGTTCAAGCGCGTCGGCCTGGAGCTGGCCCAGTTGCGCAAGATGAACGCGGCCCAGGTGTTCGAGGCCATCGCCGACAAGTTTGAGCAGGTCGGCAATGCCGGCCAGAACGCCCAAAAGAAGATCCAGCTCACGCGGGCTCTGATGGGCCGGGGCGGTGCAGAGCTGATCCAGATGCTCAATCAGGGCAGCGGCGCCTTTCGCGCCCTGTACGCGGAGGCTGACCGCGCCGGGGTGGTCAGTGGCGAGATGGCTGGGCGCTTCGGCGACGCCGCCGACGCGCTCGACCGCATGGCCTTCGGCGCCAATGGCTTCCTGTCCACCATCACTGGCGCCGCGCTACCGGCCATCGAGCGCCTGGTGCAGAAGTTCACCGACATGGGCGCCGAGGGCCGCGCGGCGTTCGGTGAAAAGATCGGCGCCAGCATCGGCCGGCTGCTCGACCGCTTGCCCGCGCTGCTGACCAGCCTGGCCGCCATCGCTGGGGGCCTGGCCACGGTGCTCAGCGTGGCCGACAACGTCGCCACGGTGTTCGGTGGGTGGGACACGGTCATCGTCGCTCTCTCGGCAGCCATCGTCGGGAAGGGCGTGTGGGCGTTGGCGCTGCTGGCCAAGAGCTTCTATGCGCTCGGCGCCGCCGTGATGGTGACGCCGCTTGGCTGGTTCATGGCGGCGGTCGCCGGCATCGCCGCACTGGCGTATGTGGTCTACAGGAACTGGGAGCCCATCGCAGCGTTCTTCAACAAGCTGTGGGACGGCGTGGTTGCCAAATTCGAATGGGTCAAGCAGAAGGTCGGCAGCTGGATTCCCGACTGGGCCAAGAGCGGTGCCGATCAGCCCTATCCGGCTGTGTCCGCCGCCGGCCGCCAGAGTGCGGTCCAGCAGGCCCTGGCCGACTATCGCGGCGGCGGCCAGATGGGCGGCACGCTCAAGATCGAGATCGACGGTGAAGGCAAGCCCCGCGTGCGCGAGATGCGCAAGGCCCCGGGCAGCGCGCTGGACTTCGATGTCTACAGCGGGAGCTTCGGCGCGCCATGACCACATGGCGCGAACAGCTGCGGCCCGCCACCTTCCGTGGTGTGGCGTTCTTCGTGGACAGCCACGAGACGGAGTTCGGCCGCCGCGTGCAGGTGCATGAGTACCCGCTGCGCGACAAGCCCTACGCCGAGGACCTGGGCCGCCGCGCGCGCACCATCTCCCTTGCCGCCTACGTGCTGGGCGCCAGCTACATGGCCGCCCGCGACCAGCTGGCCGCTGCGCTTGAGGCGCCAGGCGCAGGCACACTGGTGCACCCCTACCTGGGCGAGATGCAGGTCACGGTGACCGCGTGCAAGCTGAGCGAAAGCACCGCCGAGGGCGGCAAGGCCACGTTCAGTATCAGCCTGGTGGAGGCGGGCGAGAACCTCTTCACCACGGCGGCGGAGAGCACGGCCAGCACCGTCGTGGCCAAGGCCGATTTCGGCGCGCTGGCGGCCCAGAGCAACTTCGAGCGCCGGCACAGCGTGCAGGGCAAGCCGGCATTCGTTGCGCAAGCCAGTATGGGCATCTTCAGCCAGGCGTTGAACGGCATTCAAAGTGCGGTTGGCTTGGTGCGCGGCGCAGCCACGGCGGTGGCCCAGCTGCAGCGCGACATCGACACGCATCGGCGAGACCTGGTGAGCCTGATCTACGCGCCGGCCTCGGCCGCACAGGCGCTGGTGGCCAACATCAAGGCCCTCGTGCGCGGCGTGGCCACCACGCCGGCCGACGCGCTGGCGCTGGCGCGCACGCTGTACCGCTTTGGCAGCGACCTGCCGCTTATCGCACCGGCCACGGCCAGCCGCAAGGCGCAGGCTGCGAACCAGGCCGAGCTGCTGGGCCTGGTGCGTGTGGTGGCGCTTGCCGAAGGCGCGCGTGCAGCGGCGCGCGTGGAGTTCGACAGCTATCAGGACGCGGTTGCGGCGCGTGATGAGCTGGTCGACGGCTTGACCGAGCTGATGGAGCAGGACAGCCTGGCCGACGACGTGTATGACGCGCTGCGAGGCTTGCGGTCGGCGGTGGTGCGCGACATTGCGGCGCGCGGCGCCAACCTGGCGCGCCTGGTGGTGTGGACGCCCGCCATCACCCAGCCCAGCCTGGCCGTCGCCCAGCAGCTCTATGCAGACGCGCTGCGCGAGCCGGAGCTGCTGGCCCGCAATCGCATCCGCCACCCGCTGTTCGTGGCCGGCGCGGTGCCGCTGGAGGTGGCCGTCAATGGCTGACCAGGTCGAGCTGCTCACCGGTGGCCGAACGCATGGCGGCTGGCAGTCCATCCGCGTCACGCGCAGCATGGAGCACGCGGCCGGCAGTTTCAGCCTGGCCGTCTCCGAGCGCTGGCCAGGGGTGAGCGCGCCGCTGCAGATCCACAACGGCCAGGCCTGCGAGGTGCTCGTGGCCGGCGAGACGCTGATCACCGGCTACGTCGACCAGGTAGAAAGCGATCTGGACGCCGCCAGTCACCTGGTCACCGTGGCGGGGCGCGACAAGGTGGCCGATCTGATCGACTGCAGCGCCATCGTCGAGGGTGGCCAGTGGCGTGGCAGGCGTGTGGAGCAGCTGGCGGCCGACCTGGCCAGGCCCTTTGACGTGCGCGTGTCGGCAGACGTGGACACCGGCAAGCCGCTCACCAGCTTTGCGCTGCAGACGGGTGAAACCGTGTTTGAGGCCATGCTTCGCGCCGCCCGGCTGCGCGGCCTGCTGCTGGTGAGTGACAGCCAGGGCGGCCTGCTCATCACGCGCGCCGGCACCCAGCAACTGAGCACGACATTGCGCGTCGGCGAAAACCTGCTGTCGTGCAATGTGAAGAGCGACTGGCGTGACCGGTTCAGCAAGTACATCGTCCTCGGCCAGGCGCCAGGCAACGACTACTTCAACGGCACAGCAGCGGCGCACATCTCGGCCACTGCCACCGACCGCGCCATTCAGCGCTTCCGGCCCACCCGCGAACTGCTCCTGGTGTCTGACACGCCCGACATCGGCGCCACGCTTCAGGACCGCACCCAATGGGAAGCCAACACGCGCGCTGCGCGCTCATTCACCGTCACGGCCAAGGTGCAGGGCTGGCGCCATGCCGAGGGCCTTTGGGCGCCAAATCGCCTGGTGCCCGTGGTGTCCGCCGAGCAGCACCTCGACGACACGCTGCTCATCTCAGCCGTGGAGTTCGGCCTGTCAGAGAGCGAGGGCACCACGACGACGCTGACGCTGGTGCCGATGGACGCCTTCAGCCTGGAGCCGGCACGACAGGCCGAGGCGGCAGCGCCAGCCACGGACAGTTTCTGGACGCTGCCCAAGGTGGAGGTGGGCAAGTGATGGCCGGCCTGCAACGGGCGCTGCGGCCGCTGGGCCAGCGCGTGACCATGATGATCGGCCGCGCGGTGCTGCAGCTGGTCGACGACGCACGCGCGATGCAGACGCTGCAGGTCTCGCTGCTCGACGGCGAGTTGCGCGGCGACGCCGAGCGGTTCCAGAACTACGGCTTCACCAGCCACCCGCTGCCAGGCGCCGAGGCCGTAGTGTTGAGCGTGGCGGGCAGCCGCGACCACATGCTGGTGGTGGCGGTGGATGACCGCCGCTACCGGGTCCAAGGCCTGGCCGCTGGCGAGGTCGCGATCTACACCGACGAGGGCGATCACATCGTCATCAAGCGCGGTGGCACGGTCGAGGTGCTGGCGGCCACCAAAGTGCAGATCACGGCGCCGCTTGTGGAGTGCAGCGGCGACCTGGTCGTGCGCGGCACGCTCGCCGTCGACGGCGCTGCCGAGATGAATGCCACGCTGCACGTCGACGGCAACGTGACCGGCGGCGCCAACATCACGGCCGCTGGCCAGGTGGGTGACCAGGGCGGCGCCAAGACGATGGCGGGTATGCGCACGGCCTACAACGGCCACAAGCACGGCGGCAGCACCACGCAGCCCGACGTGGGGATGTAACGCATGTCTGACATCCGCACGCACTGGATCGACCTCGGCGGTGACTGGCGCCTCGCCGGCCCCTCGCTGGCCGAGGACGATGGCCTGGAGACGGCCATCGTCATCAGCTTGTTCACCGACCGGGTCGCCGATGGCGACGCCGGCATCGCTGCGACCGCGCGGCGCGGCTGGTGGGGCGACGCCTACGCCGACGAAGCGGGCGACCTCATCGGCTCGCGCTTGTGGTTGCTCGCCCGCGAGAAGAGCACGCCGGAGGTGGTGGGCCGCGCAGAGCTGTACGCCCGCGAGGCGCTGCAGTGGCTGGTTACCGATGGTGTGGCCCGCAGCGTGGAGGTGACGGGCGAGGTGCTCGGCCAGGCGCGTCAGGTGCTCGCGCTTGCGGTGACCGTCACACGCAGCAGCAAGCCCGTCGTGCAGTTCCGATTTGAGACCTTCTGGAAAGGGCAGTAAATGCCGTTCGCACGTCCTTCGCTGACCGACCTGATCGCGCGCGCGGCCGCCGACATCGAGGCAGCTTTGCCCGGCGCCGATGCGCGCCTGCGCCGCAGCAACCTGGCCGTGATCGGCCGCATGCATGCGGGTGCCGTGCACGGTGTCTACGGCTATCTGGACTGGCTGGCCCAGCAGCTGATGGTCGACACCGCCGAGACCATCTTCCTGGACCGGTACGCCGGCATCTGGGGCGTGCTGCGCGTGCCTGCCAGCTTCGCAGCGGGCTTGGTCGACGTGACCGGCACGACCGGCGTGGTGGTGCCCGCCGGTACGCAGTTGCAGCGCAGCGATGGCGCGGGCTACACAACCACGGCCGATGCCACATTGGTCGCAGGCGCTGCCGAGGTGCCCGTCGTTGCGGTGGAAGCCGGTGCGGCCGGGAACGCGGACGCGGCCACACGCATGGCATTCGTCGCACCGGTGCCGGGCGTTGCCACGGCAGCGCTGGTCAAGGCGGGCGGCCTTACGCAGGGTGCGGACCGTGAGGATGACGAGGCCCTGCGCGGCCGCGTGCTGGCGCGCATCCAGCAGCCGCCAATGGGCGGCGCACGCAGCGACTACGAGGCCTGGGCACTGCAGGTGCCAGGCGTGACGCGAGCTTGGGTCTACCCGCTGGAGAACGGGCCGGGCACGGTCGTTGTGCGCTTCGTGCGCGACGGCGACGCAGGCCTGATCCCTGACGCCGCCGAGGTGACGGCCGTGCAGGAGTACATCGACGATCTGCGGCCGGTGTGCGCGCAGGTGACCGTCGAGGCACCCACGCAGGCCGCACTCAACCTGACGATCCAGCTGACGCCGAACACCAGCGCCGTGCGTGCGGCCGTCACGGCCGAGCTGGCCGACGTGTTGCAGCGTGAGGCGATGCCAGGCGGCACGATCCTGCTGAGCCACCTGCGCGAGGCCATCAGCGTGGCGGCCGGCGAAGTGAACAACGTGCTCACGTCGCCCACCGCCGACATCGACCACGACCCGGGCGAGATGCCCGTGCTCGGCACGATCACCTGGAGCTGATGATGGTGATGCAAACCAGACGCTTCACCGAAGACGAGGGCATCGGCCTCTACGACGACGCCATCCAGCAGCGCCTGCGCGTGCGCGTGCGGCGCGAGGTGGTGGCCTTCCTGGCTGACCTTGCCGATGCTTCCAGGCCCGACCGTGCCGCAGGCGTCATCGGATTCAACCCACTGCTGAACTACCCGGCGAACACGGTGGGCGCACGGCTGAAGTCCATCGTCACCGGCATCGGCGAAGGCCAACCGTGGGGCGATGTGGATGCGCTGCTGGCCGACCTGGACGGGAGAATTGACCTGGCGCAGTTGCACGCCACGGTGCAGTCAGCGTTGGACCTCATCACGGCAGACGCCAGCACGGTCAACAGCGTCAACGCCCGTCTGTCCCAAGAGTCCCAGGCGCGTGTGCAGGCGTTGCTGGACGAGGCACAGGCCCGCGCCAGCGAGATCAGCACCGCCATCGGCGAGCTGCAGACCACGCTGGTCGCGGCATATGAAGCCGGTGACTCCACGGTCAACTCCCGCATCACCACGGAAGTTGCCTTGAGCCAGGACCGCGACAGCGCGCTCGGCGCCCGCGTCGACACCGTCACGGCACGGCTCGACAGCGGCGACATCTTCAGCTCGATCGCCACTGCACTGAGCTATGCCTACAGCAAGGCGGCTGTCGACACAGCAATCGCTTCATCCGGCAGCACGCTGACCACCGCCTTTCAGACGGCAGACGGCACGCTCAACACGCGGATCACGAACGAAGCAAACGCCAGCTCTGACCGCGACACCGCACTCGGCACTCGCGTGGATACCGTCACGGCCCGGCTGGACACCGGCGACGTGGCCACCAGCCTGGCCAACGCGCTCAACTACGCCTACACCAAGGCGCAGACCGACTCGGCAGTGGCGACGCTGGGCTCAACCCTGACGAGCGCCTACACGGATGCAATCAACGGGGTGAGCGCTCGGCTCAACGCGGGCGGCGACATCGCCACCTCGCTGGCCACGGCCAACAGCTACGCCTACACCAAGGCGCAGAGCGA